ACCTTCAAGAGAAGCTGCGTGGTTTCGGGTTAGAAGACGTTAAGCTGCGTGTGCTTGATGTCCTGAAGTATGGGCCAGTTACTCGTGATGGTCAGATGATCCTGACAGGCGAGGCAGTAGAGACCGATAAAATCAAGAACGCTCTGGGATACTTCAATCGCGGCCCTAAGACCACGTTCTTGGCAATCGATAGAGCAAGCACCATAGCCAGAGACGAAAGCCCTGAGGCTCGTGAGGCTGCTCTAGCGGAGATACTAGACCACGAGGTGGTTCACGCTCTGCGAGAGATGGATCTCTGGACAGACGCCGAATGGAGCCTGTTGGAACGCGCAGCGAAGACGCGCACTTTCCCCGGCACAGGCAATGAAACCTTCTTGAACAATGCCCAGAGCAGGTACAAAGACCTGTCCCCGGTAGCGCAGATGGAAGAAGCCGTAGCAGAGCTTGTCCGGTACATGCGTAAAGACAAGTCTTTGGTTACCGGCAAGCCTCACCGGATGGTTGAGCGAATGTACGGATTTGCTGAACGCCTTCGTAACGCCCTGCGAGGCTCTGGTTTCCAGAGCTTTGGGGATGTAATAGGAAAGATTGAATCCGGCGAGATAGGTCAGAGAGAACGAGGCAAGGTAAGAACCCTGCGCTCTGTAGAACGCGCCCTTGGTGCAGTGCCTGAAAGAGGAATCGGTCAGCCTATTGACGAAGAGCAAGACCGACTAGGCATACCCGCTGACCCAGAGATTGCTGCCGCTAGGAAGTCATCTAGTCCTATAGAGAATCTGGTTGATAGAGCGAAGACCAAGTACGCCAGCTACAACTCCGCCGTGGAAGAGGAGTTCTTTGGTAACTTCTGGCCCAAGGTCATGGCTGAGATCAAGGGCACAACAGACCCAAGCAACGTTAGGACTGCGGCAAAGAGAGCCATCAGGGATGTGCAAACGTTTGTGTCTCAGAATCCAAAGTACGCGGATTACTATGCTGAAGACATGAAGGCGATCCGCGCCTCGCTTGAGCAAGAGTATGGCGAGATCAGCGACGATGACATGTTGTTCTATCAGGTTGCGAACGGCCTCACGTCACCCGCCACGGTGCTTTCTGCAAACGTTGGTGACGCTCTCAACATTCTTGAACTGTACAAGAAAGAGGGAAACCTAGATCAGATAGAGCTAGGACTAAGCCCCAAGGGTAACAGAGTAGTCGCAAGTTCTCCGTTCCAGATCTCTGGCACCACCGCCCCTACAAAAGCCATGTCGCTGAAGGTGTTCGACAGTATCGTCAAGCAGTTTGCCAATGAGCCTAACCCAGTCAAGGCCGCGATGGATTACATGCGCGAGGGTGTTTCTGTCAAAGAGCTTCAAGCCTTCAACAGGAAGATGGGGTACAAGAGTAATGTCTCTGGCATGGGCGCTATCAAATCGCTTGTGAGAGAAGCCACTGGTCAAGATGAATTGATCCCAAGAATGTTCATCTTCGGCAAGAAGATTGGTGCCTACACCCTGAACTTGACGGGGGACTCACGGTACACGACAATCGACGTATGGGAATCTAGGTTTATACGCAGCTACTTTGAAGGATTGTTCGAGAAGAACACCGGGGTGCCTGTAACCGTAGATGAAGATGCTTTGTTCCAAGACTTCTCCAAGATATTCAAGGAGGAGTACGACAAGGTATCTGGCAAAGCTAATGACCCCGCAGCGTTACAGGCTATGCGGTGGTTCTACATGATCAACGCAGCTAAGGAAGCTGGCTACAGGGGCGCTTCGACCAATGAAACAATCTCCGAAATCACAGCAAGGCAACTCGCTAGATCTAGAAAACGACGCGAAGATCGCCGGTCAGAGAGCGATGGAACGCCTAATACGCAAGTACTCGCGGCCCGGATCGATGACTCTGAAAGAGCCGTCGAAGAGTTCGAGTCAAGGCACCCAGTCGGATCAGTAGCCTACGCTGCAAATCAGAACCCGGAACACAAACGTGCGGTTGCCCAACAAGAGTTGCTTGATGGTGCCGATCCGCTTTCTATCCAGTCTGGAAGCTACAGTCTGGGCAAGAAGTTTATCTATCAGGTGCAAGATAAGTTTGTTGGTCTCAAAGACATTGAGGATCAGGTTAATCAGTGGAGGCGCAGCAACGGCCTTCAGGATCTGACTGAAGAACAGTCCCCCTACAGGGGCGAAGAAAGTATCCCCGGCAAGATTGGCTTTGCAGTTGGCGAGTTCGATCAGAACAGGAAGAAGCCCCTTGCCAAGAAGATCGCAAAGCTAGGCATTCCGCTTGATGAAGTCGATGAATACCTGACGCTGCGTCATGCGATAGAGCGTAACAAAACCATCAGCCTGCGAGATCCGCAGCGAGACCCAGAGAAGAACCCCGGATCAGGACAGCTAAAGTCCGGCGATGTTTTGACAGACTCGTTTGTCAAAGACCGTATGTTCAACAGGTACGGCATGTCGTGGGACGATGCGTCAGGAACGTGGAGCGGCGGCAACGCACGAGGCAAGAAGTTACAGGACGTTGCGGCAGACGCTGACCAGATCGTCAGAGAAACCATGAACACCACCGTCGCTGGCGGATTGATATCCAGACAGAACGCAGATGTCATCATGGGTGCCTACAAGTATTACGCGCCCTTGAGAGGCAAGGACATAGAGGACGATTACGCCGAGAACATTATCGTAGGCAGCAGCCTAAGCACCAAGGGTAAAGAAACCCTGAGAGCTATGGGTCGAGAGTCAGCAGCGATGTCGCCTCTTGGTCACATCTTGCTGAACGCAGAGCGAGGCATTGCCCGGAGCATCAAGAACAAAGAGTTTGGTCAAAGGTTCGTAAACCTAATCAACTCGTCACCAGATCCAGAGTTCTGGGAGGTGATATCCAAAGACAACCCTCGCATGTCCAGAGGGTTCGAGAAGAAGTTCACATATGTTGGGCAAGACCCTGAACTGCAAGGCCGCAAGTTTACGGAGATTCCAGAGGGCGCTAACCCGAAGGAGTTTCTACAACTGATAACGGTGAAGCCAGACTTCCTGTCACCAGCGATGGACTCTGATCTTATCGGGGTGAAGATCAACGGTGAACAGCAGTACATCAGGATCAACGATGCCAGACTGCGTGACGCAGTTACTGCCTTTGACGTGGGAACAATCGATAGTCTGGTCGCTAAGTTTGGTGTTGTGAATCGATGGCTGTCGATGGTCAACACATCCCTGAACCCAGAGTTTGTTATTGGCAACTTCTCTCGTGATGTGCAGACAGCCGTGCTGAATATCCTTGGTGAGCAGGACATGAGCAGCGGCAAGGCCAAGGATCAGGCTCTAGTCAATCAAGTCCTCAAGGATGTCATCCCGTCTATGGGTGTGTTTTACAAAGGCTTGAGGCGATATGACCTGAAGGATGAAACCTTGAGAGGATCGCTTACAGGGTTGAGCAGCAAGGACAGAGCAGACTTCATAGAGTTTATGCAGGCTGGCGCGAAGGCTGATTGGTTCCACTCACGCCCCCCAGAAGATCAAGTGAAGACCATACAGGCCATGATTGACATGGCTAATGGCACCACCAAAGGGACGCTGATGAAGCGTTTTGAACAGGTTAGTGCATTTGTTGAAGACACAAACTCAGCGGTAGAAAACGCTGTGCGATTCGCTGCGTTCAAAGCATCACGAGACCGTCTCCTAGACTCAGGCATAGACCGAGATGTCGCTGTAAAACGAGCGGCTAGTCTAGCCAAGAACCTGACTATCAACTTCAACCGTAAGGGCATGGCAGGTGACGCGCTTAACTCTTTGTTCCTGTTCTTCAATGCCAGTGTTCAGGGCACCGCAAACTTTGCTAGGGGATTGTTCGGGCCGAAAGGCAACCCGTTCAGTGCAGAGGCCAGCCGTATCAAGCAAGGTGCTGTTGGTGGGTTGATGATAATGGGCGCACTGTCCGCTATGCGAGGCGAAGAGGAGAGCGAAGAGAACCCCATAACTGGTAGGTCGTATTACTCCGAGATCCCCGACTACGTCAAAGAGCGGAACATGGTGATCATGGCGGAGAACGGCAAGGACTACTACACGATACCGCTGCCGTATGGATACAACACATTCCACGTTATCGGTCAGTCTGTATACGAGATGGGGCAAGGCAACATCTCACTGAACAAGGCGACCAGCAACATTCTCAGCACGTTCATGGGATCGTTCTCACCGATAGGGTTCTCTCCAATCCCGACGATTATGCAACCCGGATACGAGATTGCCGCTAACGAGAACTTCTTTGGTAGTCCTATCTACAGGGAGAACACAGGGTTCGGTACACCGCTGCCCGACGCAGAGCTAAAAATGGGCGGCACTAGAGCGCCGTTTGTGGCGATGGCGAAGTTCCTAAACAACTTCTCCGGTGGCAACGAACAGCAGTCTGGCAAGGTTGATATATCCCCTGACGTTCTCGAACACTACGCCGAGTTTCTTCTTGGTGGTGCCGGGACGTTTGGTCTGCGTAATCTGGACGCAATCGAAAAGTGGTCATCGGGCGAGAAGCTTGAGACCAGAGAGATCCCATTCCTGCGTAGGGTCAAAGGCGAACCCAACATGCAGCAAAGCACATCAGATTATTATGATCGCAAGTTCAAGCTGCAACAGCTTCAGGCACGAGCAGATGCGTTGAAAGGATCTGAGAGGGTCAGGTTCATTGAAGACAACAGAGACAAGCTGTCTCTTGGTCGTAGCATGAAGGCAACAGAGAGGCGTTTGATGGAGTTGCGTAAGCGCAGAAATGCTGCTCGTGCTAACGCCAAGAGATCACCGGAAGCGGCTAAGAGAGCTGCTGAGATAGAGCGAGATATGTACGATGAGATCGCCGCAGAGCAGGGCAAATTCAACAAGCTCTACGACGATCTAGTGGGACGGACTAACTAGCTCTAGGATCGTCGCCCATTGAGTAGCGTGTGTACCAGATGTCCTTAGCCTTATCTAGCAGGGCGTCTGCCTCATTGCCCTTCTTGCCAGCCCTCCACTTGTACTTGAACGCAGAGATCTCTGCATACTCTCTGACGCGCTGCTCGCCAAACACTGCGACCATAGCATCGATACATTCGATACCGCTGTCGGTGTAGTGTGTGGGGCTGTTTGCTATGTCGTGAGGCGACACCTCTAGTGCGTCCGACGATTCGTCCATATCCCTCTTGTACCAATCAACGATGCGATCATACGTCTTTTCAAATACACGCTGACGATCATTTTCCAGCACCTTTTTTAGCGAGTTAAACGACACTCCTATCTTCTCTGATAGTTGAGTAATCGCTGCCGTTCTAGACAGGCCGTCAACAGATACATCTGCACCAACAACAATTTCCAAATGCTGAACGACTTCCCTGCTAACTTTCTTACCGCGCTTCGCGGCCTTTTCCTTCTTCAAGTTTTCCACTGTATAGCTTCCTTTTACTATGCGGCACCATCGTCCGAGCAATCATCACTCGCTGGCTTCTGCCGCTCTCTCCTTTACGTTTACTTCCGGGGTATATGATCATCCCCTTCTCTGCTAACGCCTTGTATCGTGCCGTCACCGACGAATAGGACAGCCCGGATAGGGCTGCCCTCACATCGTCACTGATACATCCGGCACCGCCGTGGCTCTCGATCACACTGAACACCATCTCCTCAAGGAACGTGGTGTTGATCTCGCTAGCTGCGTCAGCACTGGTTGTTGGCGATTCCCTTCGGTGCAACTTGTACGCCTCAGTCCCGAAGTGTCCCTGAGACGAGTCTAGAAAGGGATGTCATCCTCCATATCATCAAAGGGGTCTGCCTCTGCTGGCTTTGGCGCAGGCGGTGGCGCAGCCTGCGCTCCGTCAGGCGGCATGGTCTCTCCGCTCAAGCTTAGATAGACCCCGTTATCGCCTTGGTTTTTCCAAGCCGCGAGGCGGAAGTCCACGGACTCTAGGTCTGGGTCTCCCTTGAAGTGCGCTGCAATGTGCTTCGCCTGATCGCGGGTGATAACAATCTTCCCTCTGAAGTGCGGAGACTTATCGGAAGTGCGCTTGGCACCCTCGTTGTAGAGGGTTCCTTTGCTTTTCTCAGCGAGTGAATAGTCGGGCATTAGCCTTCTCCTTCTGTGTTGGCGGCCTTGATCTCAACCGCTCTCCGTTGGTATGCCTGAGCGATCTTTTCATAGATCTCAGGATGGTGATTTTGAATAGTAGTGATCGTACCTTGGTTGTTTTTGTACAATCCCTTCAAGTGATCGTGTTCGGGAAGCCAGTCGTACCAGTGACCGAGGAACGCTTCAGCGTGTTCCTTTTGGCTGTAGTCGAGGCCGTCTCCATCTGGCTCAGGCTTCTTAGGTTCAGGCTTCTTTGCTGGCTTGCCTTTCACTTCAGCAACAGGCTGCTCTGCTTGAGGCAGATCCTCGCCAGCGTAGACGTACATGCCCAGACCAAATAACGCCATGCACTTCACTAGGCACCGCATCTTGGCATCGGATATGTCCCGTGCGTTGGGCCTGACGATGGCTTGGTTCTTGTTGTTCATCACTGGCAGCCACATGTGTCGAGCCAACGTGCCGATCACGATTGAGCAATGCACTGTGACACTGCCGTCTTCATGCACTTCGTTGTGAGGAAAGTCCATGATTGCGTTGGGGTAATGATCCATCAGGGTCATCCACCCGTGCGCCCATGACAGGTAGCGCAGGCCCATCTTAGTCTCTACGAAAGACTCAACGTTGACTGCTGAAAGGGTCTGCCAGATATCCTGAAAGGTCGGCTCTGTATTGCTTGGCGTTGATGCCATAGTTTTTCTCCATCTTTTTTTCTATTAACGTTACAACCTCAATCGGTGCCAGTTCATCGAACACCTTGAACGGAATCTCATCGATCCGTCCTTTCGCCCAACTGAAACGCACCTCTCCTGCCGTTGGACTCATCTTCAAACTAGGGATTCGGGTGATGCTCCAGATGGCTACCATCTTTTCGTACACCCTCTTATCCATTTCTATCATGCGCTCTCCTTATACTGATCACAGAACTCAGCAACACGGCACCAGTTCTGATCACACCTCACATGCGCTCCGTGACGTACCTCTACCGAGTGCCACTTGCTGTCGCCGTGACCACGCTGCACAAGAAAAGACTCGGCTTCTTCCATCGAATCAAACACCTTGAGCGCACGTTTGCTCGTTGTCTTCTTGGCGGCGTAGGTTGTTGGACGTGTCCAGCGTTCAGCGTCTGTGCATGGAGGCAATGACTCATCACTAAAGCTTCGGAACTCTGCGAATTGATGCAGGGCAATGCGTCCTTCCATGTATGTATCCTGATCACTGTCTGACCATCGGGTGATGGACAACTCAGCGATAGGTGCCTGTGGATAACCGGCATCACTTTCTGCTTGCCTGCGATTCCAATCCCGCATGACTGCCACAATGCGTAGCTCTTGCGGGTTGACGTTCTTGGCATGGCGCATCAGCCAAGCGTATGCGTTTAGCTGAAGTTCCCACTCGATCTTGTCGTGGATTACTGACCACACGCTGGTGCATTTATAGTCCACGATGCCTCGCGCATCTTGCAGATCGATGGCACCACTGATGACCCAGTCATCTAGCTCAACGAACAGTCTCTCCTCGCTGATGACATCGCCCTCGGTGTGATCCTCGAACACCTTGTGTACCGCAGTGCCCAGCACAGACCACATCTTTTCGCTGACATCCTCAGTAAGACTGTCCCAGTGACGCTCTCGTAGGATGCGTACCTGCGGCGAGTCGATTAGCTGAGTGACAGACCGATGGCTTTTACCTCTGGTGTAGTCATCACGACTCAGCGCCGAAACGATGGTCGGCGGTAGGTTGTGATTGTTGGTAACTTTCATTTCTCTCTGGCCCCTTCTTGCAGTACACGCGAATGCTCAATTGATCACCTTGCTGGTGCTTACCAATGTAGAACTCTCTCTCGTTTCCTGCCCCAGATCGATCTTGCCAACGCCTGTAGGCGCTTCTTACGGCGCTCAAACGCCTGACCACTTCGTCTTGCGTGACGGGAATATCTACCGCGTCCTTCAGAAACATCTGATCGAATGGTATCGTTGCCATTCGTTGTCCGGGGGAAGGTACGTCCATGCTCACATCGCGCTTTATTTCTAGGCTCATAAAGGTTTTCCTTTTCGTTAAAGACGATCTCTCCATTCGCCTCTTGCTCCAAAATCCAATCAGTTATTTTACTCATTGCTTTCCTCCTTCAGGGGTGAGAGTATAACGACTATCGACATGAAGAACAACACCTTTCACACAACGATCTACGGCGAACCTGCAAGCAAGGCTAACAGCAGGAAGCTTGTGACGTTTGGTGGGAGGCCAAGATTCATCAAGAGTCAGAAGGCTCGTGACTATGTCGCTGAGTTTGAGAAGCAGTGCCCAACACTAGAGGCGCTGCTCGATGGAGACGTGCGGGTGACCATGACCATCTATTACAAGACGCGAAGACCAGACCTAGATGAGTCTGTGATCTTGGATTGTCTTGAGGGTCACGCCTACACGAATGACAGACAGGTCAAAGAGAAGCACATCTTTCACGGCCTCGACAAAGAGAATCCCCGGTCAGAGATCTTGGTTGAACAGATCGATGCGTAACTTAGCCCAGTCAGTACTGGAGCAAACGCTGTTGGATATGGCGGATAAGGATGAAGAGATCAGAGCGCAGGCGTTTAGGTGGCTGATCAACATCGATCAGTTTGATCTGTGGGAAGAAGCAGGACTATTAAAAGAGGACTTCGTAGAAATTAGTTATGCGGTAGCGAAGGCAGACCTTGGTGTGAGACGGACGAAGGCTGCTAGAGATGCTGTATCAAAACTGAGGGGGGCAATAGAACGTTCTATCGTAGAACGTTCTAAATAACCTTCGGTTAAATAGTACGTTCTACAGTGGAACGTTCTATAAATATCACAATCGAAAACGGTTCACAAGAAGGAGACGCTATGAACCAGCAATTACGGGATGAGGATCTCGACTATTCAATTCGCCAGCTTGGAGACGGCAGGCACCAATGCCCAGTATGTGGGCCACATCGAAAGAAGAAGGGGGAGAAGACACTTAGCATTACGGAAGATGGCGAGGGGCTGTTATACAACTGCTGGCATTGCGATATGTCAGGCAAGGTGAGGCACAAGAGTAGCGTGGACGATGACTTTGATATAGATGCGCCAGCTAAGGTCATGCCCATAACGAAGAAAGCCAAGACCGATCCCGTTATCTGCCAGAACTTTCTGATATCCCGTGGCATCACTCCAGAGAGAGTCGATCATCTCAAGATCGTCGGGGCCAGCCACTTCTTCCACGGGGCTGGTGATCTTCCGGCGGTTGGGTTTCGGTACGAAGACACCGCCACCAAATGGCGTAGCGTCGAAGGCAAGCGGTTCATTCAAGACGGGGCAGCGCAAACCCTGTGGAACGTAGAGAACGATCCGGGCGAGGCGCTCACCACAGTGATCATCACAGAAGGTGAGATGGATGCTGTATCCATCGTTGATGCCATAGGTAAACGGGACGATACCTTGGTGGTGTCAGTTCCAAATGGTGCCCCCCAGAAGGTTAGCAACCGCAAGGTAGATCCAGAGGAGGATCGTAAGTTCGCTTACCTGTGGAAGAGCAAAGACATCTTTGAGAAGGCGGACAAGATCGTGCTAGCGATGGACACCGATGAGCCGGGAGAGGCTCTGGGTGAAGAGATTATGCGCCGCGTGGGAAGAGCCAAGTGCTATCACCTTGAGATCCCCGAAGGCTGCAAGGATGCTAATGATGTTCTGATGAAGCACGGCCCTGAATACCTTGCTGATCTGGTAGAGGAGGCTACACCTACACCGCTGGTCGGCGTGTACTCGGCAGATGATTACTCGGATGACGTGCAGTTCTTGTATGACAGGGGTCTGATGAACGGTAAGTCCACTGGTTACGCTGGACTGGACGGTATTTACACTATCTTGGAGGGGCAGTTGACGGTGGTCACTGGCCTGCCGGGATCTGGCAAGAGTGAATGGATTGACTCTGTGATGGTCAACCTCGCTGAAGAACACGATTGGAAGTTTGCTATCGCCAGCTTCGAGAACCCTCCAGCGATGCACATCATCAAGCTTGCAGAGAAGCGGATGCGTAAGCCTTTCTTTGAGGGGCAGACAGAGCGCATGACTGAGGGTGAGATGACTGAGGCAAGGGGCTGGGTCAACGATCACTTCGCGTTCTTGGATAGCAAAGACGGCGAGGCTGCCACCATCGACAACATCATAGACCGTACCAAGCAAGCGGTGATGAGGCTGGGGTGCCGGGGGTTGGTGATCGATCCCTACAATTACATAGCACAGAACACCAACGATCAGGAGCATCAGGCGATCAGCGACATGCTGACTCGGATGGTGCAGTTCGCACGGTCATGTGACCTGCACATCTGGTTCATTGCACACCCTGCGAAGATGAGAGCAAACGAGAACGGCACCATGCCAGTGCCCAACGGTAACCACATCAGCGGCAGTGCGGCGTGGTTCGCTAAGGCTGACTGCGGGATCACAGTGCATAGGCTCGGAGAATATATAGAGGTTCACAGTTGGAAGTGCCGCTTCAAATGGATTGGTACGGTGGGAAGCGCAAAGCTATCCTATGATCCAGTGAACGGGCGATACAAAGATTATGAGGACTGGGAGGAGCAGGTAGACAACTCGTTTGCCAGCAGATACGCAGGCCGTAGGGATTACCATGAAAGAGAAAGTGACTGGGACATCTGACGATGCCATCAATGACGTAGGAAACTCCAAGCTGCATGAGCAGCACAGGGTGGTGCTGGAGAAGGAAGACGGTGAGGCCGTTGCAAGGGCGCGGGTCACCGATCAACTTCAGATCGACAAGATGTTGTTGGGTGGGTTGATTACTGATGTGGAGCACAAGGCGGGGGAGTACATCCTCCAGACGCTGTTGGATGCAGGGGCGTTTGTACGGGGTGTGAACATGGAAAGCACCGGCTCCAGCAGCAGGTTTAAGAAGACCAACTACACGCATGGGCTGATCCGATTGCGTGATGTGGTCAACTGCATAGAGCAGGCGGTAGGGGAAGAAACGACTGCGATCATCGTGATGTGTATGGCTAAGGACATCAGCCCTCCAGCAGAGGATCTGATCATGTTTCGTGTGGGGTTGCAGGCGTTAGATAGGGACTACATTTCGATGCACGGTTAGTCGTGAGGTGTCTTGCGCCGTCCGTACACGTCCACTAGAATTCACATAACGCCCCGTCTCTCCTTGGCGTTACAACCGGCCCCGCATGGGTATCTCCTTCTGCCTGTGCGGGGTCACCCCTTCAAGAGAAATCGTAATACGTTCTGTCTTGCGTCTTCAGTGCGCCTTCGTTTGCTTTGCGTTCTGCCACTGGCACTGAGATAGAGATTCGTTTGGTCTTAGGTATGGCCCTGTGCATGAGACCCTTGGGGATGTATAGGAGATCTCCTACGGTCAGATCCAGTGATGTGAAATCATCCTCGTCATTCTCGAAACTGTTTGCTATCTCCCAGCTAACGTCTCCCTGTGCATGCACCAAGAAGTTGTCATCCTGATCGATGTGAAAGGGGAATGTGGAGGCGTTGGATTCACCACTGCAATAGAAGTGTGCGTCGGCTGCGCCCATGTAGTACTGCTCAATCGCGCCAGCGATCAGGCTAATTCTTGGGGTGAGGAGTGAAGCCTTCGTAAGGATCAGAGATCCACCTTGCTTCCATATCTCGTGCAGATACTTCTTCTCAAAGTAGTCCTTGCGACCCCAGTTAGGTCTGCTCTCCCGCTCAAGGTTTCCCTTTTCCATGCAAAGCTTCCTGCCATCGAGAGTGATAGCCTGCATGCCAGCGGTGGCGCGGTCATTGTTCAGGTAACTGCTGAACTGCTGCCAGTCGATTATGTTGTCGAACAGTTCTGTTCGAGCTTCGGTTCGGGGGAATACGGCAAAGGTTTTGCCACGATGGTTTGCCTCGAACTCAACGATAGACATTGAGCCGATTAGATCTGTGAAATCGATCATGATTTATCCTAGTGTTAGGGTGCGGTGGACGATACGATTCGCGCCTAATAATCCATGAGCCGCGCACTTCATCGTACCTATTTCTCGGAGGAGTCCGGCTTATATGATTCGCCGGATTGAACTGACCCCACCGCTAGCCTGCTCAACGTGAGGCTCTAGTTCTACCTAAACTTCTTCGCGCTGAGAGAATCGATCAACCAGCCATCGCTTATAGGTGCGAGGCCAGATATCTCGTCAAGCCTCACACCTCGAAAGGTTTGCGTCTCGGTCTTAGCTCCTCGGCCTTGCTCAACACTCAATGACGTAGGCAACTCCAAGCTACGTCGATAAACGATTGTAACTTCGTAGTCACCGCCACGACCACTTGACAAAATCTCATCGGCTATTTCCATGATCTCAACCATATCATCCATCAGACTTGTCATTGAACGCCTCCTTCACCTTTGATTGCAAGCTAGTCCACAAGGCTTTCGCGTGAGCCTCTTCCTCTGGGGTGTGGCCCATGTCCCAAAGACAGGTGCCGATCAGTCCGTGAATCCTTGGGTCATCCTTTGACGTAGCCAAGAGCCTGTCCAGCAGGGCACCCTCTTCGTTAGTCAATTGCAGGTACTGCGTTTTCAGTTCGCTCATACGTTTATCTCCTTCTTGATTACCGTTGGTTGAGGGTGTGTAGATTGCCACCGCCGCCGCAGTTCTATCCGACAGGCACTGACCTGCCAGTCCCACATCCCGCTGTCATCCGCTGACGCATCGGGATATGCCACCATGAGCGTGGCCTTGTTGAGCAAGATCTCTTGGATCTCAGAGACATTCTTCTTGTTTGCCAGCAGATCTCTGAACTTGTTCTTCTCGTTCTCGTTCACACCACCCTCCTCGCGTCAGCCTTCATGGATCTAAGCGCCTCGAAGCGCATCTCCAGCACCTTGATCTTACGCTTGAGTTTCTCCACAAATATCGATTGCTCTTGGACAGTCGCGTAGTTACGCTCCCATGCTCCGACAGGCCATTCGCCTAGACGCTCGTCCATTCTCTCTCGACCATCAGCCCTCATCTCAGTGTCGGCTTTCACGGCGCTCATTCCGGCGTCCATGAAAGCTTTTTTCGATGATGCCTCGTAGCCCTTGAAGCTGGCCTCCAGTCTTGCAAGCCTCCACTGCGCCTCCTCTAGCTCATCGATCTTCTCCTCGATCTCTTCCAAGATCTCTTCAAAAGTATCGTATTCCATCAGTCGAACCTCGCTACTTTGGATTCACCCCAAGCATCAGTCAGGGCGACGATGCCATACTCGTAGACGTAGCACTGAACGTCAGCCTCGCTTTCAGTTAACATG